AGTAAACTTATCTTTGCCTAACGTGTTTACATCTTCGTTTAGTACATCATTTGAACCATAGTAGGTTTGCCAGTCTGATTCAACTTTACTTTTAATCTTCTTCTTTTTCTTAACACCATTTTTCTGTTTTATAACTTTATATGATGTCTTTGAAAACTTTGCTAATTTCTTACCTATGTATTTCCTACCAGTGACCGTATTAGTAATAAGATACACGAATCCAATACAATCATCTGGTAGTACTTCTACAATAGCACCATTATACGTCCAGGACAATTACTTCTTGGCAGCCTTACGTGCATTCTTTTCAGCAGTGATTTCATTGCGGCGGGCCTTGATAGCCTTGCCCATCTCACCTAGTGCCTTACGTGCGCGAGCACCGGCAGCAGCATTGCCTGCTAGAAACTTTGCGTCCTCGACCTTCCATGCTGCAAACTGCTCTTCAATTGTTGTTACTGACTCACTCATTATTCTTCCCTTTCTTCTTACTACGTTCTTTACGTTCTCTTTGTATTTCCATACGTCTCTTACGAGCAACAATCCTTATCATGGCTAAAGCATTTCTAGCATCTACTCCTGGTCGATCAGCATCACCTGACTCCCATCGTTCGTTGGCTTTAAAATACTTTATTACTTCGATCATTAGTTGATCGTGTAGATTGTCAGTATCGAAAATAATTTTATTACTCATATATACCTATTTTAACCTACGATATCCACATCATTTGAGTAAGATGTAAATCCGTTTTCTTTAATAACTCGTAACACATTATTAACTCGTCCGATAAGTTCGTCCTTATGAGAAATTAAGTAAATGTTCTTATTGCTCTCACGAGCCATCTTCTTTAGGATAGCAAGAGAGTTTTCAACGCCAGCACTATCCATACCGCTGTCAATTAGTTCGTCGATAAACAGCAAGTTGATGGGCTGATATAAATTCTCCCACATATCACGGAAACTCCAACTTAGTGAAAGAATAAGCCTATTCCGTTCACCACGAGAAAGATTATCAAAATCCAAATCTTGACCAAGTTGTGTAATCTCCACTTGTAGATCATTTTGGAAAGTAACCTGATGTGGCAATCCAGTTCGATCGAGATAAAAAGTTAAACGCTGATTGAGGTAACTGAGATTCTGATCAATAATCTTTTTACGTATGAAAGAATCTTTATTTGTTAGCAACTTTAATAGGAACTCTTGATGTTCCTTGACTCGTGTTAAATCATTAACTAAAGTCCAATCAATTTCTTGTATTGCTGTGTTTTCAAGTTCTTCAATCTGTTCCTGATAAGGATCAGTATCGTTCATCTTAGATTGATATTGCGAAGTTAATTTATCGAGATTGTTCTTATGCTCATACGCATCCTCAATCTTGTTATAGAATGTTTCTGGCCTAGCAGATAATTCTCCGATGTCATTTATTTTAACGATAACTTCGTTTAATTTCTCTTGGATAGAATCATAATAGTCCTGGCTTTCTTTTAGATCCTTGTTGAGTTTTTCAAGTATTATTCCTAAGTTAGCATCATGTAACATACTACCACAATCATAACAAGTATGATCTTCAGAATCCTTTATCTGACTTTCGAGTTTTTGTACTGCTTTAGCTGCTTGGCCGGAACTACTCTCGAGGGAAGATTTTTCCCTGACAAGACCCTTAACCATTTCTCGTGCCTCGCTCCACGCCTTGAGCGACGTCTGAGCTTCAATTTCTGAAACGATGTTAACTGCCTGAAGAGACCTAATAGCGGCTTCCGTATCTTTAATTTCTTCTTCGTGTTTAACGTACCAGGCTTTTTTCTTGAGTTTAAGTGAATCGATTGTAGACTTAATCCTGTCATTGCTAGCTTTCGTCGCTTCAATGTTTGCTGCCTCCTGTGTTATCTGATCCTTAGTTAACTTAACTTGTTCCTTAAGCAGGTCAGCTTTTTCACTAAGCAAAGTAATGCCCAATAGCTGTTCGATAACTTCACGCTGGTCGTTTGCCTTTAGACTTAGGAACGGTTCTGTATAGGTATTCAATGCCAGAATATGCTTAAACATAGTATGGCTCATACCCATTAGATCATTAATAGATTCTTGTGTCTTACGGCTGTCACCTTGGCTCTCGTCTAGATCCTCTAGGCTCTGTTCTTGGTTGTTGACATAAAACTTTAGGATGTTTGGCTTACGTCCACGTTCAATCTTATAATCAATTCCATCTTTTTCAAAACTAACAGTAACAAGCATTCCTTTACCGTTGATGTTATTAATTAGATTATCACGCTTAATATTTGTAAGTGCCAACCCAAAGATGCCGTAACTTAGTCCGTTAATGATCGTAGTCTTGCCTGTACCATTACGTGAGCCACTGTCGTCGCCACCTTGATCAATATTCTCACCTAGCACAAGTGTTAACTGTTCCTTTTCAAAGTCAACAGCCTGCGTCTGATTACCAACACTCATAAAGTTTTTAATCGTTAGATTCTTTATCTTAATCATAGGTTGTTATAAATCTCCAATAGGACTTTTGAATCAAATGTATCACTTTCAATATTGATAATCTGATTCATAACGATCTGATCAACACTCTCGAACTTGGTAATTTCAAGTGTGCTTGTTGCCTCGTCAAAAGATTTCTGTTGTGGAATTAGTGTACATTCGCGGATGTTATAATTCTGCATAACAATCTCTTTGATATGAGTTGATTCTTCAAAACTAATATCGATATCTAGACTCACACGTAGATGCATCTTAGGCTTACAGAGTTTATCCATCTCATCAATCAGTTGGCTTAACTTAACTGTGCGATAACGTGGCATATCTTGCCAATCAATATACTGTGGTTTTCCACCCCACTCTAAGATCATCATGCCGCGAGCATCATCCCAAGCATCTGCGAAGTTATGAGGAAAAGCATTGCCGATATAGTGAACGTTTCCTTTGTTCTGGCGTTTATGGAAGTGTCCAGTAAACACATATTCATTGCGAGCAAAGTCGTCTACTCTTAATTCGCCATGGTCTGGCATTTGGACCATTGCGTTCATATAGAACAGAGGTAATTCAAAATGTCCAAACATATAACGGCTTTTAATCTTTGATATCTTCTTCCACTCATCTCCAACGAGCCAAGGGATAAAAGCAACCTCATCCATAACGATTGGTTCGGTAATCATCTGGATACCTGGAACATGCTTTCCAAAAGAAACTGAATTCATATCACGCCTATCTTTATAATATAGGTCATGATTTCCAGGAAAGAACATTGTTTTTTCAAAAGCAGCACCAATCTTTTCTAGACATTCGAGTCCAGCGTTCATTGTAGTAACATTGATGCTGTTTCTGTTTTCATGCCAATCTCCGCAGAAGATAGCAGTTTCGCAACCTTCTGCCTTAGCAGTTGCTATGAACCAATCTACGAATTCTACACAATCATCATTATGTGTCTTTGAGTTTGATTTTTTTCCAAGATGCAGATCTGTAAACACAGCGGCTTTTTTAAAAAATGTCATAAGTGTCCTCTAACATTATAATAACACCGCTATGTCTAAATGTCAATCAGAACCGCCACCGTTACGATCTTTAGCAAGTTGCCATTCGTGATTTCCCTGTCGGGTATAACTTGGATTAAAGTTATTCATTTCTAAGATATCATCACGTATGTTTTGATTGCGCTTCTCGATATTGATTACTCGCACGAAACTGTTTGTAACTGCGGCAGTATAATATGCGAATGGGTTATTTGACTTGCTCTCATCAAACTGTAAGCCAATCTGTGTGAGCTGTAAGATAGCCTGTCCTCGCATCTCATCGTTATATGTGTAACCTCTTACGTTACCTCTAGTAGCATAACGTTCACAGAGTTTCATAAACATTTTTGCTAACTTTGGAGTAAACTGTCCATGATCCTTAGTAAAATGACCATTCTCCATACCACCTTGCCAGTGGCTTTTTCCCACACAGATCAAGTTACCCTGTTCGTCGTATTTCCAATGTTGGAACGGTGGAAAGTTAACTTTGTCATGCTTATCAGCAGTAGTTTTAGTCTTTTTCTTTCTTCCAGGAGCAAGTGGTATATGATCAAAGGTCATTATACGGAACACTAAATCACTTTTTTCAATCTTACGATAATCAACTTCACAATCAGCCATCTTGCTCTTTTTATCCCCGGCTAATTTACGTTTTTCAAATTCTTTAGCAGTTAGTTTCTTGGCTTGTATTCGTTTAGCTTCTGCTATGGTCCTTATATTAAGTTTATCTAAGTCAGGTAATATTAGATCATATTCACTATATGCTGGATCAACAAAACTACAATATGATCCTTTACTTTTATGTATTTCTTCTAATAAATCTTTATTATTTAGGTAATTAACTTTTGCCATTTTTTGGAATCTCCAAACTTAGTATAATATCAGTGGATTTTTATTGCAATAAATATATTTAAGGAGATTTCAATGGCAGATAGTAGTATTCTCGGTGATATAGGTGATGGTATCGCAAATATTGCAGGTTCAGTTGGACAAGCTATATCAAATGTTGGAAATGGTATATCTAACATATTAGGAGGTGGTATTGGTACTAATCCTAATAGATTAATCAGTTCATATAGATCCCAAGGAATTCCAAACGGAGCAGAATTATCTGATAATAGTAGATCAGTAGATGCACAATTTTCAGAATCTGTGTTGAGTAAAGATTGGCGTGTACGCATATCAAACGATATCATTTATGATGAAAATAACAAAGTTTTATCAAAGTTAGTAGGAACACAAGGATTAGTATGGCCCTACCTTCCGTCTATTACTATGAGCCATTCTGCAACGTATGATACTATACAAACAGCACACACAAACTATCCATTTTATGCTTATAAGAGTAGCCAAGTTGATGATATCTCGATAGCAGGACAATTTACAGTACAAAGCCAAGATGAAGGATTATATTGGTTAGCAGCAGTACATTTTTTAAGGACAGTCACAAAAATGTATTTCGGTCAAGGACCAAATCTAGGTAATCCACCGCCTATCTGTAAACTAAATGGTTATGGTGACTTTGTTTATAATAATGTTCCGATAATTGTAAAATCATTTAATGTCACTTTAGAAAAAGATTGCGATTATATAGCAGTACAGATTGGAAATTCTGATGTGAGTTATGTTCCAACTATTTCTAATATAACAGCAAATGTTTCTCCAGTTTATAGTAGAGAAAAAATCAAATCATTTAATCTCACAGATTTCGCACAAGGAAAACTTATACTTGGTAATAATGGGAGTTCATTTATATAATGGCAAAGTATTCAGCAACTAGTCCTTGGTATGATACACCACAAAATACAACGTATCTTGACATGTGGCAACCTAGATCAGTTCCGGCGGCTTCGGATGATTTCCAATATACTATACAACCACAGTATAATTATAGACCAGATCTACTAGCATATGACATCTATGGTAATTCTAAACTATGGTGGGTTTTTATGCAGAGGAATGCAGATATTATATTTGATCCTATATATGATTTTCGTTCTGGAGTTACGATTGCATTACCTAAAAAATCTCAATTAATGTCTGTATTAGGGTTATCATAATGACATCTCTTACAACAAATACTGATAAACCTAAACAACCGACCGAATCTGAATTAATAAATGGTGCAGGAGCAATCGTACCTTCTTTAAACAATAATTTTAATATTGCTGCTTTTCCGGCTGTTGGATCAAATCCTCTTAACAAATATGCTTCGTATAATTGTCTTTTTACATTATCTTGTTTGAGTAAATCTGATCAGAATAAGGGAAAATTTGACAAATCGATGATCCGTAATGTGATAGCAAAATCTGCTGGTGATTGGGGAAATAATAATAGAGTTCAGACTGTATTTGGACAGTTTGATTATTTTCTTGATGATTTAATCATAGTATCACAACCTGCATTATCTTCCAAGAAAGGTGAATCATTTGCTACTAAAATTACATTTAAAGTAACAGAACCATATAGTATGGGACTTTTTCTTATATCAATGTTAGAAGGTGCTAAAGCAGGTGGTTATGACAATTTCCGTGAAGGATCCTATTTATTAACGATTGAATTTGCTGGATACACAGACGATTCTAAACCACATGCACCTGATTCTAATCTTACTAGATATATTCCTATTAAATTCTTAGATGTAAAACTTAAAGTTACCGGTAGTGGTAGCACTTATGATTGTGAAGTTATTCCATATAATGAAATAGCATTTAGAGATCCTATCGGTAATACTAGAGATACAGTTGCTCTAGCAGGAAACAATGGAATAGTTGAAGAACTCTTATCTAAGGGAGATAAATCTTTAGTTAAATTTTTAGAAAGAGAATCGCAAACCTTAGTAAAAGATAAAGAATCCACAGAAATTGATACGTATGATATTCAATTTCCTAAAACCTATGCAGAAAGAGCAGCATCTACAAATCCAATAGCGAGTTCTAAAGTCTTTGATATGACTAGCACAGGAAACATGACATTTCCAAATCAAAATGACATGTATGATCCTCTTAAAGGAATTTACATGGATAGAAATGCTGGTACGATTAAATCCGATCACACTTTTAATTTTTCTAAAGGAGAAAAAATATCAGAAATTATAACTGAAGTTATTATGAAAAGTGATTATATTACTAAACAATTAACTAATTCTGCTGTTAAACTAAACACAAAAGGAATGCTTAATTGGTTTAGGATTGAAACTCAAGTATACGATAAAGAACATAGTAAATTGCTCAATCGTCAAGTTAGACACACGATATATAGAGTAGTTCCATACGAAATCCATATTAGTAAATTACTTCCTCCAAACGCCATTCCGGAAGGTTATGCTACATTAAAAAAGACTGTCAACAGGATTTATGATTATCTCTATACAGGAAAAAACACAGAAATTATAAACATTGATATAGATTTTAATATGGGGTTCTTTACTAAACTTTCAAGTGATGCAGGTAAAAATACCGGAACTAACAGTGATAATACACGAGTAGATACTAATAATAGAGATCCATCCGATGGTGTCGAATTATCTAAAAATCCAGTTAGGAATAACGAACAACAGACATCTATTTACTATGGTGTTACAGATTATAAACGATCAAAATCAGGATCTGATACACCTGAATCTGCTCAAGTAAGAAATTTTAGAGAAATTTTTATGAATGAGGGTGATTTAGTAGAGATAAAGATGACTATATTAGGAGATCCTTATTTCCTTCCCAGCAGCGGGTTTGGAAATCAGATAGGAACACCATCTGGAGATAATATTATGGATGACGGATCAATGAATTATCAAAGTGGAGAAGTTGACATCGTATTGAATTTCCGTACCCCAATAGATTTTGATCCAAATACAGGATTGTATAAATTTAATACATCGGTTGATCAGTTTAGTGGATTATACCAAATATTTGAAGTTGAATCTAAATTTAATCAAAATAAATTTACACAGACAATAACAGCACAGAGACGTAGAACACAGGTACGCGGATCTGGTGAGAAGTCAGTACTATTAGGAAATGTAAAATAATGTCAGAAAGCGTTCGAATTAGAAATGACAGTCCACTTATAAATCTAGATAATCCAGGTCCATATCTAGCAAGGGTTATTAATAATATTGATCCTATGAGACAGGGAGGACTTGAAGTTGAATTACTACAACCTCAAGGTAACCAAGATTCTGCAAACAGACAATTGTTTGTAGTAAAATATCTAAGCCCGTTTTATGGAGTTACTGATGTTAATGTAAATGGATCAGATCCTGCAGATTTTAATCAGACACAAAAAAGTTATGGATTTTGGTTTGTACCACCTGATACTGGCTCACTTGTTATGGTTATCTTTGTTAATGGTAGTCCAAGCCAAGGCTATTGGATGGGATGTGTACAAGACGTTTATATGAATTATATGATTCCGGGAAATGCTGCTAGTAAGTCGGCTGCTGATCAAACCAGAGAAAATAATGATGCTGAATGGAAAGAATCAACTAAATCCACTAAAGAATTATATGGCACTGATTTTGTTCCAACGGGCGAATTTAATAGAAGATCATTAAGTGATGGTACTACTACACTTAATCCGGAAATTGACGCGATGAAAAAACCAGTACATCCGTTTGCACAAGTTTTAGCCGATCAAGGAACAATAACCGATACTGTTAGAGGAACTCATACTAGTAGTGCTAGGAGAGAAACTCCTAGTAATGTTTTTGGTATCAGCACTCCAGGTCCTGTTGATAAACGAACAAATGCACAAAAAGGTCGAATTGGTAGGATAGATAATCAAGTTAACAAGTTCGTTAGTCGATTAGGTGGTCATTCGATTATTATGGATGATGGTAACGATCGTAAATTAAGAAAATATAAACCAAGTGAAGGACCGCCTGAATATGCAGATGTTGAAGCAGGAGATACTGGAGGATTAGTTGAATATCCGCACGATGAAAGTTTCCGCATAAGGACTAGGACTGGACATCAGATATTATTACATAATACTGAAGATTTAATCTATATCACTAATGCTAGTGGATCTGCTTGGATTGAATTAACTAGCCAAGGTAAGATTGATATCTATGCTTCTGATAGTATTAGTATAAGGACCGAAACTGATTTTAACTTTGTTGCTGATAGAGATATTAACTTGTCAGCAGGCCGTAGTATTAATCTACATTCGTCTTCTAGGACAAATATCAATGCTAATGATACTGTGAATATACGCTCAGATTCTACAGTTTATCTCAACGCTGATAGTAATTTGCATTTAAAAGCAACTGGTAAATTAATGCTTAGTGGTGATACCAATATAGAGATAAAGACACAGACATTTAAATTAGGTAGTACCACTACTGATATTCTAACTTCAGGAGCCATACATATCACCGCAAACGGAAATTTAGAATTTAAAGGTGCAAATACATTAATAAGTTCAAATAGCACTTTGGATATATTAAGCGGAGTTGCTACAAATATAACTTCGAGTGATTTAAATGTTAATTCTGCAGGAAATATTTTACTTACTAGCAATAGTACACAAATGAATAGTTCCGGCGGAATAGTAGCACAAGGTGCTAAGATCGATTTAAATGCAAGCGGAAATATCACGGCAAAAGGTAGTCAGATACATTTAAATGGTCCTAGTCCTGCTACTGCTGCTGTTGCTGGGTTTGCTAACCAAGCAAGTGAAGCTACAGCAGCAGCCGGTGCTGAGTCTGCACCTAAATTGGTATTGTTTCCATTACCAGGATTAGGTCAATTGATTGTTAAGAGAGCACCTACACAGGAACCATGGGATCATCATGAGAATACTAATCCAGCAGGATTTACTTATGATCTAACCGATAGAGAATCGTCTCAGATGCCCTATACTAAAGATGGTCCAAGAATTGAAATACGTAGTACTGAAGACAATGAGAAAGTTCCTTCAGAGCAGGGCGGAAATGCCGGGTATAATGGACAGTCAAATGAAGGTGTTGCAGGCGGCGGTGTTGGAAATAGTCGTAGACAGACTAAACTTCCACCAGACTCTTCTAATTCAACTACTGAAACTATTAATGAAGCACAACTTGCTAAAATGCCTAGTGAATGGACTAAAGATCAAGATTTCCTTAGTGCGGTCCAAGCCCTTGCTAAAAAGATGGGCAGTAAACCTATTGAATTATTGGCGCTTATGATGTTTGAATCTGCTAGTTCTATGAGTCCATCTATAACAAATAGTTTGGGATATACAGGTTTAATACAGTTTGGTAATTCAGCCTGTACAACATTATCTAAGTATTATAAAACAACTATCACCACGTCTATGTTAAGACAGATGAGTCGTGCTCAACAGATGGAATGGGTTGATAAGTATTTTAGTTATTGGATGAAAATTAAAAATGTAAAACCACCTATGACATTAGCACAGATGTACATCTTAGTAGCACTACCTGGATATGTTAACAGTCCACCTGATGCTACACTTGCTGCACCTGATGGACCAAATGCTAATATATGGAGAGCCAATCCTGGTTGGAGGATAGGAGGTGGTAGATCTAATGGTGTTATTACAAGAGAATCGATTGGTAATGCTCCTAGGGCTATGATACCTCGTGTACAAGCACTATTAGATAGAAATGGTGTAAAGTTTGAATAGGAGCAGTTAAATGTCAGTACAAGGATATAATAACCCACAGATAGGAACAGGTAATACATTAAAACCTTTCCTTCCGAGATCATATAAAGGATTTAGCACGGTTAATACTAATTCTGTCAATGGATCTCTTTATGATTTAGCCCTAATTAAACAAGATCTTATTAATCAATTTTATATTAGGAAAGGTGAAAAATTAGAAAATCCAGAATTTGGTACTATCATATGGGATATGTTGTTTGAACCATTAACAGAACAGGTAAAATCTCTAATAGTTAATGATGTTACAGTGATAGTTAATAGCGATCCTCGTATAAAATCTATACAGACTATTGTTACACAATTAGAAATGGGTCTACAGATTGAATTAACATTAATGTATCTTCCTTATAATATACAAGAAACTATGCAACTTAATTTTGATCAAGCAAACGGTATAGTCTAATAAAATACCATATTTTATTTAAAATAAATAAACTAAACGAGGTATTTGATAAATGTCAGTTACAAGCCGCCAAAATAATATATTTCTAGCTGAAGATTGGAAGAAAATTTACCAATCTTTTAAGAATGCTGATTTCACTAGTTATGATTTTGAAAATCTACGCCGTGTGATGATTGCTTATCTTAGAGAAAATTATCCAGAAGATTTCAATGATTATATTGAATCTAGCGAATATCTTGCTTTGATTGACCTTATCGCATTTCTCGGACAAAGCCTTGCCTTCCGTATTGACATGAATGCTAGGGAAAATTTCCTAGAACTAGCAGAACGCAGGGAAAGTATATTAAGACTTGCACAATTAATAAGTTATAATCCTAAGCGTAATATCTGTGCCAATGGTTTACTTAAAGTTGAATCTGTATCTACGACAGAATCGATTATTGACTCTACTGGCAGGAATTTACAAAATATTGAAGTATTATGGAATGATATTACTAATAGTAATTGGTTTGATCAATTTGTTAAAATACTTAATGCTTCTATGATAACTGGAAATGAATTTGGATTACCAAGAGCAAGTGCATATGTAAACAATATATGGACTGAACAGTATCAGATTAATAGTAGTATAACTAATTTACCTATCTTTCCTTTCAGTAAAACTATAGATGGAAAAACATATTCTTTTGAAGCTACTAGTACTGTAATAGATATAGATCCTATTACAAAAGATAGTATAATACGTGAAGATATTCCATATCTTTACAATCAAGTTTCAGTTATTTACAGAGATGATGCTACAGGATATGGTAGTAACAATACTGGATTTTTCTTCCATTTTCGACAGGGAAGTTTAAATCAACAAGATTTTACATTAACTAATCCTACCACTAATCAAATAGTCAATATAACTGATACAAATATTAACAATGATGATGTTTGGTTATACTTGTTAGATAATAATAACAATGAATCGGTATTATGGACTAAAGTTCCTGCTATTACAGGAAATAATATAATTTATAATAGTATTGATAAAACTATTAAAAATATATATAGTGTCCAAACAGCAACAAATGATTCAGTAAATCTAATATTTGCCGACGGAGTTTTTGGTAATTTACCCAAAGGATCTTTTCGCTGCTATTACAGAACATCAAATGGACTTTCATATATTATCAATCCAAGAGATATGAGAAGTATTGTTATTAGTATTCCTTATATTTCTGCTGCTGGATCTAGTGAATCTATTAGATTTGTTATATCATTAAAAGCATCAGTAACAACAGCAACGGCTAGTGAATCTAATGATGAAATTAGATTAAATGCTCCATCAACATATTACACACAGAATAGAATGATTACTGGTGAAGATTATAATCTAGCACCTCTATCTGTTAGTCAAAGTATAGCTAAAATTAAATCAATTAATCGCACTTCTAGCGGAATTAGTAGAAATTTTGACATTATTGATGCTACTGGAAATTATAGTACTACTTCATCTTTTTGTACTGACGGTATCATTTATAGAGAAAATATAGAACAAAAATTTATTTTTAAATTTAATTCTAGGACTGATATTGATAATGTTATAGTGAATCAGATTCAGCCTATAACTAAACTCCACTCTTTAAGAGATTTTTATTATGAATATTTTGATCCTATTAATTTAGCAGATCCTCGTCCAATTTTTAATCAAGTAACATCTTCCTACAATGAAGTTACTGGATATCTAACAAATAATACAGGAAATGTATTAAAATTAGGATCCTTCACTGGTGATACTACAAAATACATTGAACCCGGAGCCCTAATAAAATTTATTCCTCCAAACACTCAATCTGGAAATCCTCAATATTTTACAACTAGTGGTAAGATAACATCGACTTCTTCTGCAACCACTACTGACATTATATGGGCTAAAGTTATTTCTGTAGTAGGCGATGGAACTGCAAATAATTTAGGAAAATTAACTACCGGAATTGGACCTCTAACACTCAATGTTAAGATTCCAACAGGTGCTCAGATATCACGAATCATTCCTAAGTTTCTAGGATATATTCCTACTGATATACAGTCATTGATGATGGATTTAATATTTAATTATAAAAATTTCGGATTACGTTATGACATCATAACTAGAAACTGGAATATTATACAAGAAAAAGATTTAAATTTATATAATAATTGGAAATCTGTAAATGATACTTCTGGTAGTAAGTTAGATAGTAGTTGGTTAATTTCATTAGAAACCAATGGTGAAAAATATACAGTAACATATAGAGGATTGGAATATTATTTTGAATCAATAAAGGAAAATCGTTTCTTCTTTGACGGAACAAGGAAAATATATGATAGTACTACTGGTAAAATACAGAAAGATAAAGTTTCTGTATTGAAAATTAATAAATCCTTAACTAGTGCAACAGGATCAAGTTTAGGTATAGATTATCCATGGCAGATAATTGGAAATACTATTGATAATAATGGATATATTAGTAGTAAGTCTGTAAAAATTACTTTCTGGGATGAAAACGATGACGGTGTTGTTGATAATCCTGATGCATTTAATCTAATTGTTGATCCTAGGTCTACTAATATAGATACTGGTTATTATAATAATTTTATCTTTTTTGAAAAATATATTACTGACAATTATATAGAAGATTATCGATATGTTTCAAACGATACAAATATGTTTGAAATATTTCCTCTAGAAAGTTTTATATCTAATATCATGTCATATCCTGATGGACAATTATTTTATTTTTATCAAAGTGATATGATAAAACAATTTAATAAATCAACAGGATTGTTAACAGTTACTTTAGATTATTATGCAGTATTAGGACGTTCAGACATATATTTCCATTACTTACATAATGCTGATTCTACTACTAGGATTGATCCAAGTTCAACTAATATTATGGATTTATATATTTTAACTAAAGATTATGATACTGCTTATCGACTATATCTTAATGGTATAACATCAGTTATACCATTACCGCCTAGCAGCACTGCTTTAAGACTAACATTTGGTAAAAATCTTGATAATATAAAAAGTATTAGTGATGATCTAATTTATCATCCAGTAACTTATAAAGTATTATTTGGAAGTACAGCAGATCCTTATCTACAAGCATCTTTTAAAGTAATAAAAAATAATGAACAAGTTATTACTGATAACGATGTAAAGGCACGTATCATTACAGCAATTAATGAATTTTTTAGATTAGATAATTGGGATTTTGGAGATACATTTTATTTTACCGAACTTTCAACTTATGTAATGAATAAAGTTTCACCTTATATAACATCATTTGTTATTGTTCCTACAAATAGTAATCAAGTTTATGGTAGTTTACAACAGATTATTTCAGCACCAGATCAGATATTCATCAGCGGCGCAACTGTTAATGACATTGAAATAATCCCAGCAATAACTGCTACAAGATTAAACGCATCAGGTTACATAGTAACAACATCAGTTGTTGATATTAATAATACAAATATAAAGAGTTCTACAAGTTACTAAATGGAGTTTTTATAGATAAATGGCTCAGAATAATCAAGACGAATTCCCAATTAATGTAGGTCTAGAAAGTCAGACAATCAGGGAGACTGCTAGACATCTTCCAAGTTTCTTTCGTACAGATTCAAACAAAAAATTCTTAGGAGGAACGTTAGATCCTTTAACACAACCTGGAAAACTAACTAGGATTAATTCCTATGTTGGTCGTCGAGATATTCCTAATTATCTTTTTAGTGATAATTATGTTGTCGAAACTACAAACGCTAGACAGAATTATCAATTAGAACCATCTTATGTTTATGAAGATGCTGTTACAGGTAAAGTTAATTGGTATGCTGACTATAATGATTATATGAATAGTTTGCGATATTTTGGTGCTTTTACCGGAAATCATAGTAATCTAAACAAGAGTGAAGCATATTCTTGGGATCCTAATATTGATTGGGATAAATTTGTTAATTATAGAGAATATTATTGGCTTCCAAATGGTCCAGATACTATAACTATCTATGGTGAAAATGAGTCAATCGTTTCAACATATCTAGTCACAGGACGTCTAGATAATGATAATTCTGTTTATATATTTTCTCCTACGGTTAATAATATAACTTCAACTGGTCTAGTTGCAAATCCGCGACTTACTCTTTACAGAGGACAAACTTATACTTTTAATATCAGTGCTACTGGTTATCCATTCTGCATTAAAACTCGCCCTGAAACAGGTACAGGTTATTTTTATAACAATGGAGTTAGTGCTCAATCAGTACAAAATGGTACAGTAACATTTACTGTACCATATGAGGCACCTAGTGTACTTTATTATCTAAACAATAATGATGTAAATTCTGTTGGTACAATAGAAATTGCTGATATTAAAGATGCAACATTTTTAGATATTGATTTAACTATATCCGGAAAGAAAACTTTTACTAGTGCTAATGGTATTGAATTTATTAATGGTCTTAAGATTAAATTTGAAGGAAATATAGTTCCTGCAAAATATGCAGTAGATACTTGGTATGTTGAAGGAGTTGGTGAACGTATTAAATTAATTAATTCTAAAGATTTAGATACTCCAGTAACATATGGAGAAATATTAGATACGCCATTTGATAATCAACCATTTGATTCCTTACCTTGGGAAACTGCTGAAAATTATTCTTCTACTAAAGATTATATCTTAATGAATAGAGCATCAAGAGATCAAAATACTTGGTCAAGGAATAATCGTTGGTTCCACATTAACGTAATAAATGCGACAGCAAAGGCAAATGATCAGATATCTTTATTTGATCAAACACAGAGAGCCATACGTCCTATTATTGAGTTTAAACCCAATTTAAAATTATTTAAAAACGGATGGATTGCAAAACAAGATGTTGATTTAGTAGATACAAAAACTACTGATATTTTTTCTACCATAGAAGGAACTATCAGTTATGTTATTGATGAAGAACCTATATTACCGGGATATCGTATACTCTTTACCGCAGATACTGATCCAACAGTTAATGGAAGGATATATGTAGTAACTAAAATATTTAATGCCAATAAAAATAGGACACAACTTTCTCTACAGAGTGTAGACGATACTCAACCTCTTAATGGACAAGTTGTTTATGTTACAAAAGGTACAGTTAATAAAGGTTGTTCTTATTATTATCAGAACAATAGTTGGTTATTATCCCAGAAAAAAATAATGGTAAATCAATCACCTTTATTTGATTTATTTGATGAAGAATATAATAGTTTTTCAGATACTACTGTGTATCCTTATAATAATTTTACTGGCAACAAATTTTTTAGTTATCTACAAGGTACTGGTAAAACTGATAATGAATTAGGATTTCCATTAAGTTATCATTCTATAGATAATATTGGAGATATACAGTTTTCTTTTGATTTACAAAAGCAATCATGGACATATCAAAATAATAATTTATTAAAAAAAATAAATTCTTATACAGGATTTATTAGAAAATTAAATGATGATGATACATTTTCATATACAAATGGATGGGTCACAACATATAAAAGTCTAGAACAACCTGTAGTTAGAGTTTTAAAAGTTACTACCGCAACAGATTTGATCCCTATTGACGTATATGACAATAGTGCTAACATATCTGGATTATCTGTAAGAGTTTATGTTAATGATAAAAAAGTAGATCCATCTACTATATCTTTCCAAAATATACAAGGATATTATTATATAAAATTTTCTTCACAGTTAGCAGTAGATGATAAAGTTGTTTATAAAGTTAAATCAACTATTAATAAAAACGCTAAAGGATATTATGAGATTCCACATAGTTGGCAGAATAATCCTTTAAATGAAACTATAGATACATTTACTTTTGGTGAAGTAATTGATCATGTTGGTACTATAATTGATAATATATTAACATTTAATGGAGATTTTCCAGGAATTAGCAATCTATCTAATCTCGGACCTATATCTCATTATGGACAGCGTTTCCTACAACATGCCGGATCAATGCCATTATCTTCATTTGTGATGACTGATAAATTTGCCAATATAGTAAAAGCACTAAGATATACAGCCCAAAAATATACTGCATTTAAGAAAGAATTTATACGTTTAGCAGGAATAACATCAGCAGATGGTACAGTTGCTGAAATAGTTGATTTTATCCTAGCAGATTATTCAGCAGCAAAGTATCTAGACATATCTGCATTTTATTATTCAGATATGGCACCAGCTGGTGGTGCTGCATCTATTAGAAATTATAAAGTAGTTGATCCACGTATTCCTTCATTTGTTATTGATAGTATCTTTACACCTATGACTAGTAGTAAAAGAGTGATATTAGTTTATGTAAATGACATACAATTAATTTACGGAATTGATTATGTATTTGAAACTACAGATGCATTTCTTAAGATAATATCACCATTGAATGTTGGTGATAGAATTACGATCAAAGATTATTCTAACACAGATGGAAGATCATATATCCCATATACTCCGTCTAAATTAGGATTATATCCTAGTTATGTTCCTAGGATTTACATTGATGATACTTATACTACTCCAACTAAAGTTATCCAAGGACACGACGGCAGTATTATCGTAGCTTATAATGATTACAGAGATGATTTAATCTTAGAATTAGAAAAAAGGATATTTAATTGTCGTAAAGTTGAATATGATCCGTCCATGTTTAATATTGATGATATTATTGGTGGATATTATCGTAAAAACGAATTTACTAAAGAAGAAATTAATAGTCTATTAGTGGGTGATTTTTTAAGATGGAATTCAATAGCAGATTTAAATTTAAACAGTAATGATTATTATGTTGATGAGAATTCGTTTACATACAATTATAGAAATTGTCTAGATCCAAATAGTCTAGAAGGTCTTTATGGATATTGGAGAGGTATTTACAAATATTTTTATGATACAGATCGTCCTCATACATGTCCTTGGGAAATGCAGGGATTTACTATTAAACCATCTTGGTGGGATTCTGTGTATGGAGAAGCGCCCTATACAAGCGAAAATAAAATTATGTGGGATAATATTGAAAAAGGCATAATTCTTGATCCTATTAGACCTATCATAAATCTTAGATATCGTAGGCCCGGATTAAGTTCTCATATACCTGTTGATTCTGATGGAAAACTTATTAGTCCGTTAGACAGTAATTTAGCAATTAATTTTTCATTAATTAATGCTAAAAATGAATATGTATTTGGAGACCAAAACCCTGTAGAAACAGCCTGGAGGAGATCAAGTGAATATCCTTATTCTGTAATTTCAGCATTATGTGTATTGAGAGGATCTGAATTTATTGGTAAAATGTGGGATAGATTTACGATTAAACGCAATATAGCTGGACAAGTATATTCTACAGTCTCTGGATTAAAAATACAGCCTTCAAAATTAACATATCCAAATATTCCTGTAGGAAATCCAAATGATTTAACTGTACCAGTAACAGTTACTTCTGGATTAGTTAATTTTATTGAAGAATATCTATTTGATAAAAAGTATACTAATATTAATTCATATAAAGAAACATTAACTAATTTAAATACTAAATTATCATATCGCATAGGTGGATATACTAGCAAAGATCATATTAATGTTTTACTTGATAGTCGTAGTCCAAATGCATCAGGTACAGTATTCTTACCTGTTGAAAACTATAAAATATTCTATAATAAGAGTTCTCCAATTGATACTATTTCTTATAGCGGAGTAGTTATAGAAAAAGTAGGAAGCTCTTATCCTCTATGGATTTCTAACTATCGATATCATATCGGTGATAGAATATTATTCCAGGGAGAGGTTTATCATTGTATACTTACACATATCAGTAATAGTGATATTTCACTCACAGCAGCACAGAAATTTAATCAAGATTCTAATAATTGGAATAGAGAAACAATATCTAAAATTGGTTACAAAATTAGAGGTTATGATTCTAAAAAAAATTATTTTGAAGTTTTAGGATATCGAGAAAGTCAGAATGACATAACAATAAATGTTGGTGGAATTTCAGAATCCTATATTACCTGGACAGGAAACAATAAAAATTTTATAGATTTAACAGAAGCCGAAAAAACAGCATTAGCCACGAAACAAATATATTATAATAAAGGTCAGATAGTAAAAGTCGATAATAACAAGTATTATCGTGCTATTGTTGGTCACACAGCATCTTCAACATTTGAAGATGATATTTCAAAATGGGCACCATTGGCTAAACTTCCAATTGTTGGTGGAGTTTCTGCTATACGCCGATCGAGATTTGGAAAGACACCTATCCGTGTTAATTATGGAACTGTATTTTCTACAATACAAGAAGTAGTTGATTTCTTATTATGTTATCAAAAAAGATTAGAATTGTGGGGATTTTCGTTTGATGATTATAATAAAGATCTAGATATACCATTAACATGGTTAACAAGTGCTAAAGAATTTATGTTCTGGACACTACAAAATTGGGCATCGGGTGCTGTAATAACTCTAAGTCCATCATCAAATAAAATAAATTTTACTCCTGTTATTAATGCTTCGGTTGATAATACAGATACTGATTTTTATGATTATAGCATTTTCAAAGCAGACGGATCTCCTCTTAAGGCTGATTTAACAGATGTCTATCGTGAAAGATCTGGATTTGTAATTAAACCTACCTTACAATCAAATGATGGTATATTCCATATAAGGGCAAATTTAGTTTATAAAGAACATGTGATATTATTTGATAATGTCTCCATATTCAATGATGTATTATATGATAAGGTTCCAGGATACAGACAGGGTCGATTAAAGATACTCGGTTATAAGACTATGTTTTGGGATGGTAGTTATACTAGTCCAGGATTTATGTATGATGATGCTGAAATATTAAATTGGCAACCAAATACAGATTATATGATAGGTGATGTTGTTAGATATAAAAATTATTACTTTACAGCCCCTACTAAGATATTAAGTAAACATGATTTTAATTATGCCGATTGGAAACAATTAAAATCAGCACCTACATCTGGATTAATCGCTAATTTTGATTATAAAGCAGAACAATTCCGTGATTTTTATAGTTTAGATGCTAGCATGTTTGATTCAAAACAGGAAAATCTAGCAAGACATCTAATAGGATATCAACCTAGACAATATCTCGCTAATATCATCAATGACGATGTTGCTCAATATAAATTCTATCAAGGATTTATTAAGGAAAAAGGAACTCTCAATAGTATAACTAAACTTTTCGATGCACTTCGCGCTAGTGGGTTTAGTAATATTGATATTAAAGAAGAATGGGCATTTAAGATAGGTGAATATGGAGCATCCGATGCCTATACAGAAATAGAGTTTCCGTTAGATGAAAAGAAATTCCGTCATAACCCGCAAAATATAAATCTAACACAGAATAGTAAAGATTTTAATGATCTTTCTATATATAACGTGACTGCAAATGATATTTCAATTAAACCTAGCGATTATAATAGTAATCCTTTTAAAACAGTTACAATTGACAACACGCAGGATAATTATGGGGTATTTAAGTATCAAGTAGCAGGATATGTTATGGATACCGATGTTGATCATATAGTGATTAACGAAGCAGCATTATTAAATTATGACATATCTCTGTTTAAAGAAAAAGATAAGATATGGTTAGGATATACTTCAAATAATGATTGGAATGTTTATGAATATCTCAATACTAACATAATAATTACAGGTTGGACAGTATCTGACAATGTTATCGCATTAGAATGTAATGTTATTCCTGATCTTAGCGTTAATGATATTGTAGTAATATCAAATCTAGATTCGATTAACGGATCTTACAAAGTACAGCGTGTTTATAATAATATCGTTGAGATTTTTACATTTAATTCTACTATATTCACTATACAAGATAATGTAACATCTGGTGTAATACACGTCTTGAAATCTTCTCGATATGCATCATTAGACGCAGTATCGGATAAAAGATATAATACTAAAGATATCCGTGGAGAGATTATTTGGGTGGATAATGATGCATCTGGAAGTTGGGTAGTATTCCAAAATCAAGATGCATTTACTAGCTCAGAATTACCTGCGATTTATCAAGTAGATAATCAACAATACGGATATGAAGTTAAAGTGAATGCTAATGGAAATTGGATGTTTGTATCAACAATATCTAATGGATCTGGATTAGTAGTAGTCTTTAACCGCCCATCTAATTCTACTAGTTGGAATTTCATACAGACATTAATATTACCAAAAACATATCTTGTTTCAATATCAGGTACAGAAAAATTTGGAATTAGTGTAGATGTTACTGATGACGGATCTATAGTAGCTATTGGTAGTATTGGTGTTAGCGATCTTAAAACAGCATATTCTAATAATATCTACGTTGGTAGCGAAATCGGAATCAGTAGTGGATTAAACGCTCAAGGTGCTGTTATAACATTTGCTTATAATATCAATAGCACTAGATATGAATTAGATACAGTTATTACATCATATGCTCCAGTTTCTAATGAAAAATTTGGAAGTAAAGTAAAAATATCTAATGATGTAACTAATGTCTGGTTATTAGTTTCTAGTAATAATCCTAGCGTTGGTACTGGACAAGTACAGATATTTAGAAAGACAGATGGAATTTGGACTGCTAATTCACAGCAATACTTAGATTTTACTAATCATTTAGGATCATCAGTTCCGTCATTAACAAGTGGCGGAATGTATGGTTATGCCTTAGATTGTACAGCAGGTGCTTTAAGGATCGCTGTATCTGCTCCATTTACAGGTGCTGGTGAAGTTTATGTATTCCAACGAAACAACTATACATTTACTTTAGTTGAAGTATTGAATTCTACTACTATGAATACAGATATAATTCCAAATACAGTTAGTGGTAATACTTACCTACATGATAAGGATATGTTTGGATACAGTCTTGCTATCACAGATAGATCACTCTTTGTATCATCTCCAAATGATGACACTAAAGGATTTAATGTTGGATCTGTTTATGTATTTGCTAAAACTAATGGAATAACATTCAATAGTCTTTATAAGTTAGAACAACATATTTTACCTCCAATAGTTTCTACTAATGAAAGATTTGGTACTAAGGTATCGATTAATAAATCTAATAATGTTTTAGCTATCTCAGCAATTGGAGGTGATAGCCTAATTCCTGTAACTTTTGACAACTACTCAGATAGAATTTCTTCTACAGGATATGTATTAGATCCATTGAGTCATAAAATTACCGGAACTACGTTTGATAATAGTTCTACAGTATTCTATGGTAAAAAAGCATATACTGGTGCTGTTTATGTTTATAATAGATTTGATGATAATTTCATCTATGGTGATAGACTACGTCCAGTAAATGACCTTGAGAAGAATGACAACTTCGGTCAATCTATCTCAGTAACAGATGATACTATTGTTGTTGGAACTCCAAATAGATCTGTTAGTAACCATGTCTATGGTACAGTGTTTACATTTGATTATACTGATTTAAGTTGGAATATTAAACAATCTCAAAATTCATTAATTGATATTAATAAATTTAAAAAAGCATTCATTTACGATACCAAAAAAAATACTCTAATTGAAAATCTAGATTTTTATGATCCAGCAAAAGGACGTATTCCATCTATCGTAGATCAAGAAATTAAATACCAAACTTATTATGATCCTGCTGTTTATCAGTATGGTGTGCCTAGCGAAGTATCTGTAGATCTAAGCATGCCTTGGACTGATCAACACGTTGGCGAAGTATGGTGGAATCTTTCAACTGTTAAGTTCACATGGTATGAACAGGGTGATTCGACTTATAGGAACAATAACTGGGGTCGTATCTTTACAGGATGTACTATTGATATTTACGAATGGGTTGAAACAACATATCTTCCAAGTCAATGGGCAACTTTAGCAGATACTGAAAAAGGACTTGCTCTAGGTATAAGCGGTATACCTAAGGATATTGACGATTTTACTTGGAGCAGCAAGTACAAATATGATCCAATCAGCGGAACTAAAACAACATTATATTATTATTGGGTTAAAAACAAGGCTACAGTTCCAAATATTACAACTAGAAATCTAAGTTGTGCTAATATATCTAATTTAATTTTAGATCCTAGATCACAAGGCTACCGATATATTTTTGTTACAAGTGAAAGTACTTTATCATTATCTAATATTAGCACTAAGTTAGTTGACACTAACATATCATTAAACCTTCAATTTTATGAAGTAGACAACACAGAATTATTGACACACAATGAATATGTGTTAATAGCTAAAGATGATCCTATGGCGATTATTCCTTCTTCAATCGAAACTAAATGGTTTGATAGTTTAATAGGATCAAATCAATCAGGACAATCCTTACCAGATTTAAAACTCAACAAGAGACAGCGATATGGTAATTTAAATAGTCCAAGACAGACCTGGTTTATCAATCGACTTGAGGCGTTAAAACAATTATTTGAATATGTAAATAGTGTTTTAATAAATGTAAATTCACCAATAGTTGATGATATTAATTTTGCTAATTTAATGCAGAATGATCCAGAACCAACTTTAAATTCTAGTGATATTGATCAAATAGTTGATGTATTATATGAATTAAAGTTTATTGGAACTACAAAATTTAAGGCTGCAAAATTATCCTTACAGATTAAAGATGGTAAACTAAGCAGTGTTAATATAGATGCTCCGGGTTACGGTTATGGGCATAATAAAATTTATTCTACTGATGAATATGGTAATGCTAATAGATGGTATGGACCTAATGTTACTATTGTCGGAACCGGAACAGGCGCAGTTGTACAGACAGTTGTTGATAATCAAGGACAGATTGTAAATGCCTTGATTATTAAACCAGGATCTAAATATGACAATACCAGCACAAAGATAATCATAAGAGACCATGCTGTACTAGTTAGAGTCGATGAAGAAGCAAATAATGCTTGGTGTATACACTCTTGGGATATAACTAATCAAGAATGGGTGAGAATTAAAACACAGTCTTATGATGTAACAAGATACTGGTCTTATAAAGATTGGTATGCTACAGGATTTGGACTAGTTTCGGACGTTACTTTCCAAGTTGAAAGGCCTGTTGATCTCAATGGTTTACCTGCACTAATAGGAGATATTGTTAAGATTAACAGTGTCGGTTATAGTGGTAACTGGCTATTACTATTAAGATATAATGATTCTTATAGTTCAGATTTCACTAATGATTATATAGTCGTTGGTAGAGAAAAAGGAACTATACAGTTTTCGGATAAACTTTATAATATTAATCAAGATCTAGGATTTGATACTAGTTCTAGTTTTGATCTAAGTTTATATGATCAGAGTTCGACTATTGAATTGAGGATAATATTAGAAACTTTACGAGACTACATCTTAATCAATGATTTGAAAATTGAATATATAAAAACATTCTTTAACAGTGTTTATTATGTATTGAATGAACAATTATATACCGATTGGTGTTTTAAGACTAGTTTCTTAAAAGCCAATCATACAGTTGGAAAACTTAGGAAAAGAATTACTTTCCAAAGTGATGAAATCGCTAGTTACGAGTCATTTATTGAGGAAGCTAAACCTTATAAATCTAAAGTTAGAGAATGGGTAAGTTTATATCAATATACTGAAGAAACACCTTGTGCAGTAACTGATTTTGATTTGCCATCTTATTATAATAATAATCCTAAATCAGACAGGATTGAAAGAACTACTTTAGAGAGTGATAATATTAATACATATCCTTGGAAGAGTTGGTTAGATCATTACACTTATCAGATATCTGAGATAGTTATTAGTGATGGTGGAAGTAATTATACAACTACTCCTATCGTTATCATATCAGGCGGCGGAGGCACTGGTGCTAAAGCCTCGGCTTATGTTTCTAAAGGAAGTGTTTATAAGATTGTAGTTAATAATCCAGGATATGGATATACATCTGCTCCCATAATTTTTATAAGTGGTGGTAACGGAAATGTAGATGCTACAAGGGCAAAAGCATATGCTATAATTGGAAATGGATTAGTTAGAACTAATCTAATAGGTATGAAATTTGATAGATATACAAAATCTTATGTTGTAGATAATTTTAGATATACAGATATCTTTACAAGTACAAGTAATCAAACATCATTTAAATTAACATATGCTCCAGAAATTGAAAAGAGCAAATTTACCATTATAGTTAATGGTCTTGCTTATTATGGATCTCAATATACAGTTTCTATTATTAAAAAAACACATGACACTTATACAGCCTTAGAAGGATATGTTATATTTTCTACAGCACCAATTACCGGTTCTACTGTTGAAATAACTTATGATAAAAATATTAAGATATATTCAGCAGCCGATAGGACCAATTATGCTTATGATCCTACAGTAGGACAATATGGCAAAGATCTCGCACAATTAATGACGGGTATAGATTATGGTGGAGTTTCAATTACTAGTATTGATTTTGAAATTGGCGGTGGTTGGGATATCCTACCATGGGATGTTTCATCGTGGGATAATGTTATTTCTAGTAATGACGATTATGTTGTAGGTTCGGATGGTATAGAAAGATCATTTACATTACCTTATGTTCCGGCTCTAGGCGAAACTATTAATGTCTATCTAAACAACATTAGAATAGATGATAATAGGATATTGAATTCATTTGTTGGAAATGGTGTTAATAAAGTTATAACTATTCCTGTAGGAATAACACTAACTGATGGGGATATTTTAACTTTCCGTAAAAGCACAAGCGATGGATCAGTATTACCGTCTGATAGAAGTTTATTTGATACACTTATCACTGGAGGAGAATTTTCATATTCATCAGCAACCGGTGTAAACCCTGAGGATATAATAATCGACGGAGATGGACTAGTTACTTCTGATACTAGTTATGGACCTGAGGAATTAGTACAAGGTCAAGTATTTGATACTTTAGATATTAAAGTATATCATACTCCGTCAGCAGGCGGACCAAATGTTTACATTACCAATTATACTGGCAACGGTAGTACTAATAACTACCTATTTACTAAATTACCGGGTACTTTAGATGGTATGATAGTATTAGTTGATAATCAACAAGTAGGATTTACCATTGATTATATTAATATGAATGTAATACTTGATACGATTCCAAATAATAATTCTAAGATAGTCATCATAATAATTGATACAGCCGGATATGATATATTAGATAAAGAGACATTTATTGGTGATGGAGTAACTTCAGAATTCCTTACAGCAGCATATTATTCTAAAAATAATATTACTGTCTTTGTAACTGTTGATGGGATTGAAGTTGGTGCAGTAATCAAATCTAGTGATTCTAGATTTAGTACTATTGGTAATGTTTTGGTACAATTAGATACAGCACCAAATATAAATTCTGTTGTACAGATAATGGTATTTTCTGGTAATATACAGAAATTTAGCAAGGTAACTAATGAAAACATTACATTAATACCGGGTCAGAAGATTTATACACTAACTACGATTCCATCTGTAAAACAACCTGCATCAGCAAATGTTTTTGTTGTAATAGACGGAGAATATCTATCTGCACCTGATTATAAAAATTATGTCTATTATAAAAATAATCCAAATGATATAATCGTTTTAGAAATTAATGATCCTAGGTATCTCCCTTATACTCTAACTCAAAATGATATTAATGTATATCGTAATGGTATAAAATTAGTTTCAATTCTAGATTTCGTATTAGATTCAGCGCAAAACTCTGTTTCTTTAGAATATAATGTAGCGGAAAATGGAGATGAAATCATTGTAGAAATTCTCAAGAGAAATGATTATCAAATAATTAACAATCAGATAATTTTAACAAATAATGTTAATTTAGTTAACAAATCTAATATGATAGTAACTACATTCACAAATCATGATATAGTTAAAAATAAGAGGACTAATAAAGGATTTACATTTACAACGGGTTATGATGTTTTAGGATATGATTCTAATAGATTTGATTTATTAACCACATCATTTAATACTAGCGGTATATTTGATTTACCGAGATCAGTAACTGATACTAGCGGAGTATTTGTAATACTAAGCCATAAAATATTAATGCCTAATGTTGACTATGTTGTACTTGATAATAGGAATCAGATACGAGTAATATTACCAGAAATATTAACTGGACATGATTATATTGAAATTATCACTACAAATGATCAAACTATACATCCTACTTTTGGATTTAAGATCTTTAAAGACATGTTGAATAGAAATTCTTATAAAGCCTTAGATAAAACTAGATCAACTGTACTTGCCCAAGATTTAAATATGTTTGATACAAGTATAACTGTAATTGATGGTTCTGTTTTATCTTCAGTTGATAATACTCAAAATTCAGGAACTAGGATTCCGGGTGTTATTGAAATAAATGGAGAGAGAATTGAATATTTTGTTAAGAATGATAATGTTTTAAGCCAATTACGACGTGGTACACTCGGAACTAACATAAATGATCTAGTGCCTGCAGGAACTAAGATATTCGATATGGGAACAAAAGTAACTGTACCGTATAGTGATACTGAAATTAAGAGAACAGCGTATGGAAATGGCACAAAACAGATATTTGATCTTGATTTTGTTCCAAAAGCACGATGTAGTAAAACAGATCCTGCGAAAACTCCAGTCTCTTTTAACTATAAAAAAACTATACCTTCAAATTATTTTCCATGTGATGAAATTGAGGTATATGTTGCTGGTCGTCGTTTAATTAAGGATAGTATATATGTTTATGATCAATCGTTAGGACAAGATAGTTATAACTCTGCCGGTGACAAGCAAATCGAAGCAGAATTTTCCGTTGACGGTATTAGTAAATCAGTAAGATTAACTAAAGCACCGGATGCGGGAGCGTTAGTAGTAATCATATCAAAACAAGGAAAAACTTGGCAAAAACCAAATGAAAATCTACCATTAGTTTATAGCACAACTGATATTGCTAGATTCTTGAACACTAAGCAGGTTGATTTACCTAAATAAATAAGAGAGTGAAGAGTATGAAAACACCAGACAAAGAACCTAAAAAAACCAAGGATCAGGACAAAGATATGAAAAAGCCTAACGAAACCGGACCTTTCCACATAGAAGGACACATAAAAATATTTGATCCCGAAACCGGAGATGTACTTGTTAATAAAAGGAATGCTATACATTATGAAAATATGAGCGTAGCATTGGCACATAGCCTTGCTAATTATGGACAAGGAACTATCTATCAGATGGCATTCGGGAATGGTGGTACAATAGTTGACCCCACAGGTGTTATCACATATCTAACTCCAAATAGTGTTGGTACTAACAGTACACTTTATAACGAGACCTATGCAAAGGTAGTTGATGATCGTAGTGTGGCCAATACTGATCCAACTCGCAACAAGATAGAAACTTCACATGTTACTGGTGCTACTTATACTGATATTATTGTATCGTGTTTGCTTGATTATGGCGAACCTGTAGGACAGGAAGCGTTTGATAATGCTACTAATACTAGTCCTTACGTATTTGATGAACTAGGTCTTAGAGGATATGATCCAACAGCAACAAACAACGAAGGAAAGTTGTTAACTCATGTAATGTTCCATCCTGTACAGAAAAGTTTGAACAGATTAATACAGATAGACTATACAGTTCGTATACAGAGCTTATCGGGAGTTTAACATCTAATGTCTTATAATATTAATTTTTCAGACCAAATTAACAATGGCGCACTTATAGTTAATGATAACTCTATCAATACTTCTACAAGTTTAGGATTTCCCGGTAGAAATCAAAAAGGCTATGCTGTAACTATTTCTGAGAATTTCTTGCATCTATTAGAAAATTTTGCAAATACTACTGCTCCTTTAAATCCAATTAAAGGACAACTTTGGTATGATAGTACAGAAGGTAGCCAAACACTAATGATTTATGATGGTACTTCTTGGAAATCAGCAGGTGCTTTAAAAAAAGGCTCAACCCAACCAGATGTATCTACTAGTATACTTGGAGATCTTTGGGTCGATACTACTAATCAACAATTATATCTATATAATGGCGGTGGATGGGTATTAGTAGGACCAACATTTAGTAGTAGTAATGGTCGTAAAACAGGAGCCATTGCTGTGCCGATTAATGATTCTACTAAGGATCGTATTGAACATATAGTTTTAATGAATTATGTAGATGATACTGTTGTATCTATAACTAGTACGACAGCATTTACTCCTCAGATAGGAATACCTGGATTTACTACTATTAATGTCGGTTTAAATCTTAGCAATTTATCAAATAAATTTTGGGGTACAAGTGAAAAGGCAGAAAACCTTGTTATAGGAAATACTGTTATTCCAGCATCTACATTCCTTAGATCTGATACTGCCAACATAGCCAATCAGGCTTTAACAATCAAGAATAATTCAGGATTGAGCCTAGGTGGTGAGTCACAGTTACAATTACGTATCACTGATTCAAAGGGAATAATTTATCATTCTACTCCGGCATCTAAATTAGACTTTAGAGTTAACGTGGGTTCCCCAACTTCCACTGAAACAACATTAATAAGTTTAGATGCCACGACTGGAAACGTAGGTATCGGGCGTAACAATTTTAATCCTACTGAATCTTTATCAGTTATAGGTACAGGAAGTTTTACTGGATCATTAAAAATTACCAATGCAGATGATGTAGTTAGTCTATCATCATCTATAGGATCGTTTGTCGTAAGCGGTGGTGCTAAAATTTCTAAATCACTAATAGTTGGTAGCGGAATTATAGTCCAAGATAATCTATTACCTACAATTAACAATCATAGTAATATTGGATCATCTTCATTACGTTTCGCTAATGTATATGCCACGTCACTTATTGGAAATTTAACTGGTAATGTTATCGGAAACGTTACTGGTAATGTTAACGGAAACGTTAACGGATCATCATCTAGATTGATATCAAGTACCACATTCACAATTACTGGGGATGTGTCTGATCCTGTTGGATTTAGTTTTGATGGGTCATCGCAAATTTATTCTGCAGGATCATTTACGATAGGTAATCGATATAAGATTGTAACGCCAGGTAATACTAATTTTATATCTATTGGTGCAGCTTCAAACACTGCTGGATTAATTTTTACAGCAACTGGAGTCGGATCAGGAAATGGTACTGCTACAGCAGTTAATATTCAGACATTTAATACAACAATATCACCTACATTTATTACTACAAAAACAGAACTGAGTGATACACAAGATACTGATGAATTGCTAGTCTATAGACCATATACACCAGGCGGATTAATTCCAGGACTTTATAAAAGTTCTAAATCTACCTTTATAAGCGATTTACCATTAGTGCCAATTGGCGCTATCTTTCCTTATGCTGGAGAAAATGCTCCTTCCGGATACTTACTATGTGACGGCAGCGAAAAACCAATAGGTCAGTATCAGAAACTTTTTAATATTATTAAGTACACCTATACTCCAAATACAAATACACTTGTTGGAGCAAGTACATTTAAACTTCCAGACCTAAGAGGTAGATTCCCATTAGGGCTATTAAACATGGATAATGGTGATCAGGTTAGGACTCCTAGCGGTACTACGGTTGACAGCGGCGGCGGAACTCCGAATCCATCTGAAACTACTAGAGTAAGAGATAGCACTGCTACAATACGAGGACAAGTTTCTGGTGCCGAACAGATAAAACTTGATATAACACAATTACCACAACATCAACATACTCTTATTGGTGATACTGGCTCACAGTATTATGCTACTAATCCTCAGCAGAATTATCCCAATGATACTGGATCAATAAGGACAAATACTATTGGTAGCAATCCAGGACAAGCACTACCAAATACAGGTAATATTAACACATTAAATGATATTGGACAATCTATCGGTATAATGAACCCATATCTAACTATCAATTATATAATTTATTCAGGGGTACATATCTAATGACATATACTATTAAAAAATCCGATGGAACACCTCTAGTTGATATATTAGATGGAACTATTGATCAAACAACTGATTTAAATTTAATCGGAAAAAATGCAACAACATTTGGTCAAGCACTTAATCAAGATCTAGTGTATCTCCTAGAAAACTTTTCTAACGCTATCTCCCCTCTTAAACCATTAACTGGACAATTATGGTATAATACAACTAATTCTAGTTTACAAGTCTATACTGGCAATACTACGGGATGGAGATCAACCGGTGCGCCTATTGTACAACAAGATACACCTAGTAATCTAGTAAGCGGTGATATCTGGATAAACAGTAGAGATCAACAGCTTTATTTCTTTGATGGTAGTACATTAACACTAGCAGGTCAGACATGGACGAAAAGCCAAGGAAAAACTGGATTTATAGCAGAGACCTTATATGATACTAATAATAATCCTAATCCGGTATTACAGCTTTGGGTTAATAATTCTTTATTCGGAATGTTTTCAGTAATTAATAATTTTACTCCTGTTCCGGCAATCATAGGCTTCACTACCTTAACTAAAGGATATACTGCTAGCACCGCCGTTTCGACAATTTTTAATACTACTGCTTCATATGCAAAGAGTTTACAAATCGGTGATAATCCTGGAACTATAGTTCCTGCTAGTAATTTCCTAAGAAATGATGTTAATGGATCTATGTCCGGCCAATTATCTATAACAAATAATGGCGGATTGACTATTGGAGACAGATCTAATGTTAATTTTAATCTTAATGGATTTTCTTTACAGATCGATAACACTAAAGAGAATGGTAATATATCAATCAGGACTACAGACAGTTTTGGAATAAAGAGTAATATTTACATTAATGCTTCTTCCGGACATGTTGGAATATTAACTGAATCACCTCAACAAACTTTAGATGTTAACGGTGATGCTAGAATACGTGGGGATTTTGAAGTTGATGGTAAGATATTAACAAAACCGATCGCTCTTTCAATAATTGGAACAGAAACAACTTCTGCTATAACTGAAAAGATAAGATTGATATTAGTTGATACAGCAAGTCCTTCTTACTACATGAACAGCCAAGAAGCAATCGTACATTATCAAAAGATAGATTTTAGTGGATCAACAATTACACGTTATCTCAAGAAATATGTTATAACAAGCGGGGTCTGGACCTTCTCTGCGGATTTAACTAGCAGTGTTTGATAAATATCTTATAGATATGATTTAGGAGCCATTAGTATGCCATATCAATTGAGTCGATATAATCATGCACCATTAACTACTGTAGATGATGGTGCTACTGATAATTCTACATCCTTAACGTTTGTAGGTAAGAATTTTGCTGGATATGGCGGTATACAAAATGAAAACTTCCTATATCTTTTAGAAAACTTTGCTAATGGAAGTCCACCAAGTAATCCTATTTCTGGACAGATTTGGTATGACAGTATAAATCACTGTCTTAAATTCTATGACCCAACTATTTCAGATAATTATAAGTGGAGAACAACTGGCGGGTCTTATGTAAGCGCCACAGCCCCAACTACTTCTCTCAATACTGGTGATTTTTGGTTTGATACTACTGCAAAACAATTAAAAGCATGGAACGGAACAAGTTTTACACTTGTTGGACCACAGGCAGTTAGCGGTGCAGGTCAAACTAATCTTGAGAGTATCTCAGTTAGAGATACTCTTGGAAATTCTCATGCTATAGTTAGAGCAGTTACTGATGGAACTACTGTTTTCATAATCAGTAAAGATGAATTTAATTTAGCAACAACTGAATCATTATATACCAATGGACTCGGTAATGGATCCGAATATAATTATATTAATCAAGGTGTTACATTAATTAACAGTAGTGATGGACACACTAGCACTGATTATAGATTTTGGGGAACAGCAAGTAATTCTGATAAATTAGGTAATATTGCTGCTTCTAATTATATTACTAAATCAAGTGCTTCTTTTACTAGTGGAGCATCATTTCCTGATGCGGGTATTACAGTTGGTAACAGTAATGATATCAAGATATTTGTTGATAATGGTTTAGGAACTATTGAAAATACAGTTTCGAGTACGTTAGCATTTAAAATTAAAAATTCCGGAACTCTCATAGAACCACTACTAATTTCTGGAACAACTGTAATTCCTGGTGATACTAATATTTTTGATTTAGGTACAGCATTAAAAAGATGGAATAATATATACACTAAGACAATAACTGCTGATTCTTTTGTCGGACCAATTGATGGAACCTCATCAAGTGCAGATAGCCTAAAATATGGAACAGGAAATTATGTTTCAGCAACAGATGCTTCTACACCTAATACAATAGTTGCTAGAGATTCTAATTCTAATTTTTCTGCTAATATTATTACTGCTGTAGCAACACAAGCAAGATATGCTGACTTAGCTGAAAAATATGAAACTGATGTTGTCTATGAGCCAGGTACAGTTGTAGTCTTTGGTGGTATTAAAGAAATCACAGTTACAGATATTGAAGAAGATACTAGAGTTGCAGGTGTTGTTTCAACTGAACCAGCATATCTAATGAATATCGGATCAACAGGAATAGCAGTAGCATTGCGTGGTAAAGTTCCATGTAAGGTAGTGGGTTCAGTTAATAAAGGAGATATTTTAGTATCTTCAACTGTTGCTGGATATGCAAAAAGAGGAAATATTCTTTCTCCTGCTGCTTCCATTGTTGGAAAAAGTTTAGAAGATAAGTTTGATCTAGATACTGGAACCATAATGATGGTAGTAACATAAGTAAAGAGATAAATTAAATTTGATAGGAAGAATATAAGATGGTCGCACAAAATGCTATAATTTATGCTAGTGATTATAATACGATACAATCAACAGTTGCTGGTGTATTAGGAACAGGTTCAAGCACATTAGGGTATGGCCAGACAGTAAATAGTCAACAGATAACTAGTGGATCATTAATATCAGATGAACCAACTCCTACTGCATATCAATGGGCTGCACTATATGCTGATATGGTACAGATTGCTAATCATCAAGGTACAAGTATTAGTTCTCTTACTACTACTGTTACAAATAATGTTGCTCCAGGAAAAGTTATCTATGCTGCTGATATTAATGTATTTTCTACTACAGCAACTACTTTACAGACTAACGCATTAACATATGCTGCCGGAGATATGATTACTACTACAGGTATAATTACTTCACAGAGAACGACTGCTTGGGGCAATAATACTACTAAACAGCAAGTACAACACTCCTTCACGGTAGCATTTGCTAGCTATAATGCTGCTCGTTATTTCTTTAATACTGGGGGTGCTGTACAGTTTACGGCCTCTAGGTCCGGTGGAACTACTTCAACACAAAATAGTGATTGGACAAGTACATTAACAAATATTGGAACTGTTACTTTTAATTACAATAGTACAAGTGCTGCTTCGGGATCGGGGTCGGCTATAGGATTCTATGGGCTAACTGCTTCTCCACAAACACTATATTCAAAGAGCGGCGGATCTGTTAGTTCTGTATATGTTCCAGATGTTTATACAATCACTGCCAGTTATAATAGCGTCAATTTTACTATAACTTTTAATGTAGTTTTTAATGATGCCCATGCTAATGCTTATAGCGATTCGGTTGATGGAACTCTCACTAGTTCAATTAATCTAAGGAAAGCAGGAGCTTCTTATCTCACTATTACTGCTCCAACATTTACTAATAGTACATTGTTATCTGCTTAATCAAAACTTGGATTTAATACAATAATATTGTATAATTACTTTATTATTGGAGATTTCTTATGGATGACAGATTAAAATCTGCTCTCGATGTGGCTAATAGGATGGTTACATTTAATACACAAAAAGAATTAATCAAACAAGAATATAAAGAAAGCTGTCTCTATCACGAGAATGGTCATCAGTTCACGATTGATAGAGAACTTATAAATTTCTTAACTGCTCTCATACAGATGGGATATACTGAAGATGTAGTTGTTATTGATGATTTTGAAAATCCCTATATGATATCAAATATAGAAGAATTCCGCTCTAATATTTTTTCTATCTATGCTGAGAAGAGCAATGAATATTATCACAAGTATATTGAATTGAAAAAGAATCGTTCAGTACTAACTATGATCGGAATGTAAATGACGTCAGGTGTATTAATGTTTGCCCACAATAATCGAGAAATTGATTATGGAATGATGGCATATGTTTCAGCTAGATATGTAGAGAAAAATCTAAAAGTACCAGTTAGTTTAATAACAGATTCTGGTACTATCAAATGGTTAGATAAGAAAGATACTAGTTTAAAAAATGTATTTGATAAAATTATATTGACGGACGAATTATCTCAACCTGAGAGGCAAGATAAAAGATTTTACGATGGATCTGTAGACTACAAGAAAACAGCATTTAATAATGGCTTCCGTGCTAGGGCATATGATCTTACCCCATACGATAAGACATTAGTTATAGATACTGATGTACTAATTAAGAATGATCAACTGAAAAACATATGGAATTCAAATACAGATTTTATGATCAATCATAAACACATAGATGTAGAATATTCTAGAAATCGAAATGAATTTAATAAGATAAGCGAGTATACGGTTGATTTTTATTGGGCTACTATTTTTTATTTTGAAAAAACAGAATGGACTAAAACTTTTTTCGATCTCTGTCAGCATATAGCAGAGAATTATGAATATTATAGATTTATATATCAGATAGCATATCCTCTACTACGTAATGATTATATTTTTAGTATAGCTGTTCATATAATGAATGGATTTAATAATAAGACTAAGCCACAGACATTGCCTGCTGATTTATATTATACGCTCGATCGTGATGTATTACATCAAGTTAATCTAAATGGAGATCTTGTATTCTTAATACAGAAAGAAAATTTATTAGGTGAATATACATTAGCTAAAACAGGTAATCAAAATATCCATATCATGAACAAGTATAGTTTTAGTAGGAATATTCCAAATCTATTGGAGGCACTTAATGTTAACTAAAGGCTATCTAATATTAGCACAAAATAACAGTTCAGATGATTATGTAAGGATGGCATATGTATTAGCCCTCAGTATAAAAACATCTCAAAAATCTGTTACTTCAGTTAGTCTTGTAACCGATGTAGTTGATGCTGTACCTGAACATTACAAGTCTGTATTTGATCATGTTATTGAAATACCTTGGTATGATGATGCGCTATCTACTGAATGGAAGGTAGAAAATCGTTGGAAAATATATCATGTAACACCTTATGATGAAACTGTTTTGCTTGATGCCGATATGTTGTTTTTAACAGATATTAGCCATTGGTGGAACCATCTTAATAAAAATTATGATCTTTTTATCACTTCATCAGTATTAACATATCGCAATGAGATAGTAACTAACAATTACTATAGGAAAGTATTCACGGAAAATAATTTACCAAATACATATAGTGCGTTTACTTATTTTAAGAAATCACAATTAGCAGAAGAATTTTGGACATTAGTTGAAATTATCGCTAAAAATTGGCAAGAATTTTATGATAGATATCTACCTAATTTCCGTCCTAAATTCCTTAGTATGGATGTAGTATTTGCCTTAGCAGCGAAGATATTAGATATTGAAGATCAGATAACAACAAAATTCGATTATCCCACATTTGTACATATGAAGAGTAGAGTACAGAATTGGGTTACTGTAACTGAAGATTGGATGGATTATGGAGGTGTGTACCTAAATAGGCAAGGCGCATTAAAGATAAGCAATTATCAACAGACAGGTATATTCCACTATACAGAAAAGAAATTCTTAAACAATCATATTGAATATGTATATGAAGACCTTTACAAGGAAATAATAAATGAGTCAAGATGACGCAGCCGCTTTAGAATTATTGAAAAAATTATTAGCACCAAAACTACCTATAACTTTTTATTTCTACTATGATCCGTCTAATGGTGTTATTAAACATCTTAAACCATTTTATGAAGATGAGGGTCTTCCTTATATAACCGTTCCTGAAGATCAAGTTGATGCAGATATATGCCTTGATGATTATCGTATATTAGAGAAGGATGGGAAATTCCAATTAATTAAAGAAGATCGTTCTATTGAAAAGATATCAAAGATCGATGACAATATACATCAGATTCCAAAATATCTATCGGATCCTGATAAGAAAGTATCTCAAGCGAATTATCAATTTGATTTATTGATCGAACAGGACAATATTAAAAAGGAATTCCGTATAAGGATTTCCGGAATAATAAAGGATCAATATAAGCAGAGTTTAGGATCTAAACAAAAATTCTTGTTCTATGTTACTGAAGAAAATGATCCCAACATTCTTTACAAAACACTTGACATATCTTTATCTAAACTGTTACAATATCATTATTATACTATACCTTATGAAGATTATGATGGTACATCTTGTAACATATATTCTATGAGATATTTCTGTAATTATTTACATCTGGTGATTGAATGACTAAATTGCTATTACATGACATTGATACTATATTCATCAGTTATGATGAACCTAATGCCGATAAGAACTATTCTGAATTGGTAAAAATATTACCATGGGCTAAACGAATACACGGTGTTAAGGGTAGCGATAGTGCCCATAAGGCTGCTGCTAATCTTAGTGAGACTGATAGATTTGTAACAGTTGATGCTGATAATATAATTGATTCTCGATTTTTCGCACAGAATATTGAATTAACAGATGAGAATCGAGATTTTGTATTTTCGTGGTGCGGAAAGAATGCTATCAATGGTTTGATTTATGGTAATGGTGGATTAAAGTGTTGGACTAAAGATTTTGTCTTAAAAATGAAAACTCATGAAAATTCAGATCCTAATGATACTGAAAGTGTAGTTGAATTTTGTTTTGATCCTAGATATTATCAGATGAATGAATGCTATTCTACCAGTTATATCAACGGTAGTCCTTTCCAAGCATGGCGTGCTGGTTTCCGTGAGGGCGTTAAGATGAGTCTCGATCGCGGAGCAAAGGCACTAGATATTAAGCGTGTATGGTGGCAGAATTATCAAAGACTTTTAATTTGGTGCAACGTTGGTTCTGATGTAAAGAATGGTATATGGGCGATGTATGGTGCTAGATTAGGCTGTTATCTTACTGCTTGCACTGATTGGGATTATACACAAGTTAGAGATTTTGAATATCTAACAGATTACTGGAAAAAAAATGTTGAACATATATATGTTCAAGATGAACTAGAAGGTATCGGTAATAATTTACGTCAATCTTTAGATTTAGAAATAGCCGAAATGGATAGTAACTCATCTAGATTTTTCAAATCAGTATACCAGAATACCCCAAGGATTTATCGATGAGCAATGAGGATAGGATAGAAATATTAAAGAATAAGAAAACACAGATTAACGATGTCTCTCCTAGTTTCTGTACAGCCAAATGGTTACAAACTACTTTATATCTACAAAATGGATTTAATCATAGTTGCCATCATCCTTCACCTCATAAAATTCCAATAGAAGAAGTTGAAATAGATCCTGCTGCACTATCTAATAGTAACTATAAGAAAGCATTACGTAAACAGATGTTAGAAGGAATACGTCCTAGTGAATGTGATTATTGTTGGAAGATAGAAGATTTAGATAAAGAGTATTTTAGTGATCGCCATTATAAGACAAGTGATTATTGGGCATGGGATAGATTTAATGAGATAGCAAATAGTAATTCTTCTGAAAATATAAATCCCAGTTATTTAGAAGTTAGTTTTAGTAATGCTTGTAATTTTAAATGCGCTTATTGTAGTCCAGAAGTTAGTAGTAAATGGCTAGAAGAGATTAAAGAATTTGGACCATATCCTACTACTCAAAGTAATCATAATCTAGATTGGCTTAAAAAAGTAGGAAAATATCCATATAAAAATAGCGATAATAATCCTTATGTTAATGCATTTTGGAAATGGTTTCCAAATATACTCCCTACATTGAAAGTTTTTAGAATAACTGGCGGCGAACCTTTAATGAGTAAAGATATTTGGAAAGTATTTGAATATCTAAGAAATAATCCTCAACCTAATTTAGAATTAGCTATTAACAGCAATCTCTGTGTAGAACAGAAACTATTTGATAGATTCCTAGAGGAGATTAATAATTTAGGTAATTCTGTTAAAAAAATTGATATCTATACAAGTTTAGAAAGTGTAGGAGAAAGAGCAGAATATGTGAGATTTGGTTTAAATTATAACCAATGGTGTAGAAATGTTAGAACAATTCTTTCACAAACATCCCATGATGTTTTAATAATGACAACTGTAAATGCCCTTAGTGTTTCGACTATGGTAGATTTTTTAGAACTTATTATGCAATTTAGAAGAGAATTCAATAATACTTTTGAGAAAAATAGAATCCCAATTAGTATCAATTATTTACGTTGGCCACCTTATTTAGATGCTCGTATACTACCAAATGATTTAAAGAAAGATTTAGCAAAAAAAATATTTGATAAATCGGAGAATTGTACAAAATATTTTTCACAAGACAAATATGCTAGGATTTATTTAGAAGAATCAGATCAGATAAAAAGATTTTGTGAATATTTAATTCAAGATGGTGATTATACAGAACAAAAAATTGACTTTATCAATTTTATTAACGAATATGATAAGCGTAAATCTACTAATTTTATTGAAGTGTTTACGGAATTATCGATGCTTTTAAAGGAATAATATGCCTAGAAAAACAAATGAATCGCTAATTGAATATCGCAGTCGAGTAATAGACTCAAAAAGTAAAAGTTTTTGTGGAGCTAAATGGCTTAATGCTACTACTTGGCTTGGTAGTGGAACTACTGCTAGTTGTCATCATCCACCGGCACATAAGATTCCATTAGACGAAGTTAACGAAAATTTCACGGCTATACATAATACTAAACATAAAAAACTTATGCGTAAGATGATGCTAGAAGGAGATCGTCCTGCTGAATGCGAATATTGCTGGAAGATTGAAGATATGGGTAAAGATAGTATTAGTGATCGTGTCTTTAAAACTGTAATTTATAATGATGAAGAATTAGATTTTATAAATGCTTTACCTTGGGATTCTAATGTTAATTTAAAAACATTTGAGATTAGTTTTGATCGTGTTTGTAACCTAGCATGTAGTTATTGTAATGCTAGTTTTTCAACAACATGGGCTAAAGATATTAAAAATAATGGCCCTTATCAAAATTTAATAAGCGACGGTAGTGGTGCTTTTAAACAGGATGGTTCTTGGGTTGAACCTTTTAAGAGAGACGAAGAAAATCCATATGTTACAGCATTTTGGAAATGGTGGGACAGTGGATTAAATGAATCGTTAGAGGAAATAAGGATTACTGGAGGCGAACCACTAATGAGTGGTGAAACATGGAAATTGTTAGATTCTTTTGAAGAGAAACAATCAAAAATGAGATTTGCTTTAAATAGCAATCTTATGGCTAAATCTGATATTATTGACAAATTAATTTCTAAAACAAAAAAGATAAAAGATTTTCATCTATATACTAGTTGTGAATCAGTAGGAAAACAAGCCGAATATATACGTGACGGATTAGATTACAATTTATGGAAATTTAATGTTATTAAAATTGGTCAAGAGGCTAATATTAAAGGGTTACATATAATGATGACTATTAATAGTCTTTCATTGTTTAGCATTACAGAATTTTTAGATGAAATATATGAGATGAAAAAATTGTTTTCAAAAGGAAAACATCCAGTTGTTAGTTTAAATCTTTTAAGATTTCCAAGTTTTCAAAGTCCATTGGCATTGCCTGATCATATTAAAAATTATTGTAGAATAAAATTAGAAACATGGTATAATTCTGTAAAAGATAATGAATTATGGCTTGAATTTGAAAAAGCTAGTATTGAAAGACTTATTGATTATTTAATAACTGTTGATGCCCCTCATCGTCGTACAAGTGATAGAATATTATTATGGAGAGATTTTAAAACATTTTATCTTCAATATGATCAACGAAGAGGAAAGAGCATAAATGTATTTCCAACAATTTTAATTAATTGGATAGAACAATTACCTGATACAATTACTGAAAAAACTTCGTTAATTGACGGCGATAGTACTAAACTTTATGATAATGATGAGCAATTAAAAAAATTAGCAAAAAAACAAGGATGGATACTAGAATCATGATAGATAAGGAAAAAATATTAAAGTCAAAATTTTTTTGTATGTCTCCTTGGACTCATATGCATTTTATGCCTAATAAAGATGTCAATACTTGTTGTTTGTCCCCAATTGATCAAACGATTGGAAGTTTAACAGATAATAGCATTAGAGATATTTGGAATGGTGATAAAATTAAAACACTTAGATTAAACATGTTAAATGATAAGCCTAGTACTGATTTTTGTAATCGATGCTATGAAAAAGAAAATGATGGGTTCACTGGGTTGAGAACTCATATGAATAAAAGTTATTTAGAAAAACATTGGAATATTGTTAATCAAACTCAAATAGATGGGACAGTTGAATCTCTTAATTTAATTCATTGGGACTTTAGGTTTAGCAATATATGTAATCAACGATGCCGAACTTGCGGAATTGAATTTTCTTCTCAATGGCACGATGATTGGATTAAACTTTACGATATTTCAGATAAGACTCATTTACCTAAAATTAAAAAAATATGGAATAATCTAGAATCTTTTGAAAAAGAATTCGAAGAATTGTTTGATGTAGTTGAATATATTCATTTCGCCGGCGGCGAACCTTTAATTACTGACGAACATTATCGAATATTAGAAAAATTAATAGAAAAGAAACAATTTGATGTTAAGATAAGATATAGTACTAATTTTACTAATTTGAAATATAAAAATTATGATTTAGTAGACATGTGGAAGAATTTCAAAAATATTGAATTAATGGCTAGTTTAGATGATTATGGCAGTCGATATAATTATATGCGCAAAGGCGGCGATTGGAATAAAGTTGTGGAAAATTTTCAAAGGTTAAAAGATGCTAGACTTTTTGATAATAGCAACATACGTTGGGGTATACATCCTACTATTAGTTTTTGGAATATTTATTATCTCCCCGAATTTCATACAGAATGTATTAGATTAGGAATGGTCGATATACGAAAAAGGAAAGATCATTTTACTACAATTTTTCATTTAAATAATCTTATGTTTCCTGATTATTATTGTTGTCAAGTTTTACCAAGCAATTTAAAAGAAGAAGTATCAAAAAAATTAAATGATTATGCAGATTGGTGCGAATCAAAATATAAAATTAATTCTGATGGAATTAGGAATTTAGTCATATTTATGAATCAGGAAGACAAATCTAATTTATTAAATATTACAAAATCGATGATTAATAAATTAGATAATATTCGAAATGAAAACACATCTGATATATTTCCGTTTTTAAAAGAGATATTTAAATGAAAATTAAAATACTTGCTGAATTTCAAAAAGTGCAGATTTATAATGATAATATATCTGTTAATTGGAAACTTGAAAAAGATAGTATAATTAATGATGATAATAAATTCCATTATTTTAAATATTTTGATATTGATTTTTCTTGGGATTTTGATCAAAACACGCGATATATTTTTCCAATATTTTGGGAGTTTTCTAATGAACTTATGCCTCAAGTTTATAAATTTGTAAAATCTAATAAAAATTTATTTGTAAATAAGCAATTAATTCCTGTATTTTTAGATCCTTTAGAAGGAAATATTGGTATAGCTGAACATATAGATGTTTTTTCTAAAGATTTTAATGACATTGACGTTTATTTTATAAGCGGTGATTATAAATTAAAAACAAGAAATAATATTTTTAAATTTTTTTATGTTAATCATTGGCAACAACATCTTGATCCTAAAGATTCTCTAATAGGATATACTCCGTACAAGGATTATATAAATCTCAATCGTATGCCGCGGTTACATAGGTGTATATTAATGCAAAAAATAATAGATAATAATCTATTAAGCAACGGATATAATACCTGGGCTCTTCAAAATTGGAAAAATAACATTTATTCTGAAAATTTCTTTAAAAAATTTAATGAAGATTACCCAAATAATACAATTAATTTACAATCCTATGATATATTGGATGTAAATGATATTGGTAATTCTAATCCTACATTTCGCATACCAATAGCCCATTGCGAAAAAACTTTTATATATCTAGTTACAGAAACACACATCGACAATAAATGTTTTTTTATAAGTGAAAAAACATATAAACCTATTTCTATAGGTATGCCATTTATCCTATTAGGAAATCCAGGAACATTGCAATCTCTTAGAGAAGATGGATATGCTACATTTTCAAATTGGATTGATGAAAGATATGACATGGATCTTCCATTAGATGAAAGAATATCTATTATAATAAACAATTTAATAAAGATATCAAATTTGCATAATATTGAAAAAATTAATATTAGAAGACAGATGAATGAAATTTGTAAGCATAATCTAACTTTATATAAATTACTTAATAATAAAAATAATTTTATTGAAATATTAAAACTTATAGAAAAAGGTACAGTTTAAAATGTCTATTATTACATCTTTAAAAAGAATTCCTTTACAAGATGGATATGTAATCCCATGGACACCATTTATTCCAAATCAAATAGCCGATGTTGAATGGGATAAAGAAATCATCAACGATGGATATGAGGGCAAACTTAGTTACTCATTGAATGAGTTTGGATTTAGGTCTCCAACTGTTAACAAAGATAAAAATTTAATTCTTTTTAATGGATGTAGTTTAACTTTTGGAAGTGGTCTTGCTTTAGAAAATACTTGGTCATATTTAATTGCTTCAAATCTTAAAAAAGAATTAGAATATATGAATATTGGATTATCAGCGACTGGACCAGATATACAAATATTAAATTTACATTGGGCAATAGATAATTTTAAAATTGATAAAATTTTTTGGTTTATGAGCGATCCTTATAGACAAGTAATACATTATAATTATGGACATTATAACTTTTATCTTCCTAATAATAATGTTCAACTTTTTAATAATAAAAAAATAAATGAAGATTTTGTAAATTTATCAATACATTTAGAAAAAAATAATTACATAAAATTATATTGGCAGTTATATGGTCTCTTTTCAAAAATATCTGATAAAAAAATAGAATCTTATATCACATGTTGGATAGAAGATTTTGATAATATTATCATGCCATTAAAAAATAAATTTAATATTAAAAATTTACCAAAGTTTAATAATATAGATATTGCTAGAGATAATTTACATCCCGGAAACAAGTCAAATTTAAAATTTTCTGAAGAAATATTAAGGAATTTATAAAATGGAACATACATTTTTTCAGCATCTACGTATTCCGGTGTATTTTGAAAATCACATTAATCAACCACCATATATTAATGGATTTTCTTCGGAAGCATTAGCAACACATATGTCACCTGATCCAAATTGGACAAATAATACTAAAGTATTTTATGGTCACTGTACATTTGATACTCTTTTTATTACGATAGATCAAATCCCTGAATCTACAAAATTTTATTATCCAATGGTGGCTGTTTTTGGTACTATTCTAAATATCATAGACACTGTTAATATAAGTGATCAGGTAATTGATACTATTAAAAGTGGGCAATGTCGTATACTTTGTTTTGGACCATATGAAGGATGGGATTATAATTGGTTTTGGAAAAAATATATAAATGCAATTCAAAGAAAATACAATTTAAATGATAGTCATTTTATTTTAGTTGATGGAGGATATTTAGATAATAATCCAGTTACTCGTATTCCTTATAATGTTTGGGAAGAAACCTTTCATGCAGATTTTTATCGACGAGGTATTGAAAGAATTTGTGATATTAGACCAAATAAATTTATCTGCTTAAATCGTCGACCTTCATCTCATAGGTTTGCAATGGTTACAGGATTATTTCCGTATAAAGATATGGGAATATTAACAATGGCAAAGAATGCCGGATATAATGATGATTTTCGTAACTCTTCTGAAGATACCTTTTTTAGAGAGTTTCCAACGTTAAAAGATTATTATTTAGATAATGTAAAATCAAATATTCCATTAATCTACAAACACGATATAATTGATCCAGAAATAGATAATCCAAATTTTGATGATCAAGTTGATAAATTTCATCAAAGTTACTTACAAATAATTACGGAAACTCATTATAGAAATAATACTCTTTTCCTTAGCGAGAAGATTTTTAAGCCTATTTGTCATTGCCAACCATTTGTAGTTTTTGGAAATCCTAAAACATTAGAACTTCTGAGATCATTGGGATATGCAACATTTTCAAATTGGATTGATGAAAGTTATGATGAAGAACTAGATCCAGAAAAGAAATATTATAAAATAATGTCTTCTATAACGGAGTTTATAAATAGAAGTCCAGATGAGTTAACTTCTATGATTGTACAAATGAAACATATTTTTGATCATAATTATGAAAATTTAGTTAGAAGACAAAAATCAGATATAATGTTAACTTTATTGTCAAGGTTAAGAAATGAGCTATATAAAAAATGATAAAGTATCTAATAACTTCTGGATGCAGTTTTACAGATAATCACCTTAACTCTAAAAGATGGCCTCATTTTTTATCAGATATTACAGGACTATTTCTCTATAATAGAGGGCAAGGGAGTGCTGGAAATAATTGGATATCAAAATCAATTATATATCAAATACAAATTTTATTAAATTTAGGAGTATTTCCTAAAGAAATTTTAGTAATAACTATGTGGTCCGGGATTGATAGAAAAGATTTATTTATTTCATCGTGCGAAGACAATATGTTTAATAAATTATTAAATGATGATCAATCAAACCCTATAAATTTTTTAGATGATACTCCAAATGTTTCTAGTAACACGAATAAAATCGATGGATATCTTTTAGGGGCAGCTACTTGTAAATTTAATAATATTAAAATAAATTCTTTTAAACAAGAACTTATTTTGAAATATTTTTCAAATGAAGCACTTGCTATAGAATCATATGAACATTTTTTAAGATTGCAATGGTTCTGTGAAAGTAAAGGTATTATTTGTATTAATCAAACATATAAAGATATAATGCATTATCCTGACTATACTGATCAAATTTTAACAAAGGATTGTTATAGAAATATAAAACATCTTTATGAACTGATAGATTTTGATAAGTGGATATTTTGGAAAGATAATAAAGGATTATACGAATATACTAAAGATGTTTCAAACATGTTTGGTGATGATAAATTTCATCCTTCTGAAGAAGGCCATCGCCATTATGTTATAAATTATTTAATTCCAACTCTTAAACAAAAAAATATTCATATTTGAAATATTTAAGATGCATCGACAAAAAAATCATTTATAGAAATTATTAATAATACAAAACAATATAGGAGATTTACATGAATATCGGATTTATAGGGATTGGAAAATTAGGAATGCCATGCGCAGAAGTTATAGCATCTAAAGGACACTCCGTTAATGGATATGATATATCAAAAAAAACTAATGATCTAATCAATGTAGTTGATTCTATAGAAGAATGTGTTAAAGAAAGAGATATAGTTTTCATAGCAGTTCCGACTCCACACGATCCAGCATATGATGGTAGAAACCCAACAGCACATTTAGAGCCTAAAGATTTCAGATATGATATCGTTAAGGATTGCATAACTGAAGCGAATAAGTTTATGAACGAAGGTCAGTTATTAGTTTTGATTTCAACAGTTCTTCCCGGCACAACTAGGCGAGAATTTATTCCTTTAGTTACAAATACTAGATTTGTTTACAACCCATATCTTATCGCTATGGGAAGTGTTGCTTGGGATATGATAAATCCTGAAATGGTTATGATTGGAACTAAAGATGGTAATATTACAGGTGACGCTGCTCAATTGGTAAATTTTTATAAAACTATTATGGAAAACGATCCGAGATATGAAATTGGAACATGGGACGAATGCGAATGTATAAAGGTTTTCTATAATACATTTATATCGGCTAAAATTGGACTAGTTAATATGATACAGGATGTAGCAGTAACGCAGGGAAATATTAATGTTGATGTGGTTACTAATGCCTTATCTAAGTCGACTATGCGTATTATGGGTCCACAATATATGAAAGCCGGAATGGGAGACGGCGGCGCATGTCATCCAAGAGATAATATAGCATTGAGATATATGGCTAAAAAATTAGATCTAGGTTATGATTTATTTGATTCTATAATGAATGCTAGAGAAATTCAGGCTGCTAATCTAGCAAAATTACTTGTTTTAGAAGCCAAAAAAAATTCAATGGATATCTATATACACGGTAAAGCATATAAACCTACAGTTGAATATCTAGACGGTAGTTATAGTTTGTTAATTGGACATTTTTGCGAAAAATTTGGTTTTATTCCAAAATATATTGATCCATTAACTGGTGATAAATATGATGAAGTATATGGTGTTATTCTTTTAGCGCATAATTGTAGAGTTACATATGAGTATGCTGGTAAAAAAGAAGAACAAGGATTATATTGTAAGATAACGGATGGAAGTATAGTAGTTGATCCTTGGAGATCTTTTAAGACAGAAAATGAAAATATTAAGATAATCCATTACGGAAATACTAGGATATCAATCAAATAGTATGTTATAATAAATTATGTATGATATTTTTTATCTTAAAAAAGACAACATAGAAGATATAAATCTTTTAAAGTTACGTAAACGATTTCCTTTAATTAAAATTATTGAGTATAGTGGTAATAAATTTGAAGCTTTAACTAAGGCTAAGAATAGATCTTTAACTAAGATTTTTTGGATAATTGATCTTGATGATGATTATCAAATCACGGATAGTTTTAATTTTGATTACGTTATCCCAGATTGGGATAAAGTTTATATTCATATATGGAAGAAAAAAAATAATGATGTAGAAGTTTCTTTTGGAAATGTTTATTTGATACCAAAAGATTATCTTTTTTCTAGCAAAGAAGCCAAATATTCATTTTTTATTAATAAAAAAGAAATCTTAATAGAAGCTTCTGAATTCTCGTACGATATTTTAAAATTAAAAAAAACAGATAATACTTACGAAGTAATTACATCTTTTCAACAAAAAATAAACACATCTATGTTCTGGGTATTAGCACCTGAATGTAAATTATTAACAGATTTAACATATCTAGTACCTGATTATGATAAAGAATATGTACATCAATGGATACCTATAAATCATACATATCCTAATCTTTTCTTAATACCAAAAAATTATCCAATATCAACG